TAGAAACGCGGGTGCATGCTACAGAGTTTGAGATTCGCGAAGACGAAAACGGCGGGATGCTGTTTGAGGGTTACGCGGCTGTCTTCGATTCTCCAAGCGAGCCGATACCTTTTATTGAAAGGATTGCTCCCGGCGCTTTTCGTGGCAGCCTAAAGCAGCGTAACGATATCAAAATTCTTTGGAACCATGACACTGGTTCCATTCTTGGCTCAACTCGCTCTGGGACTTTGAGCCTAAGCGAAGATGACAGGGGTCTACGAGTCAGCGCACAATTACCTAATACAACACTCGGCAGGGACACAGCGGAACTCCTACGGCGTGGCGATGTGGATTCTATGAGCTTTGGCTTCAGCGTGCCTCGTAACGGCGACAGCTGGAGCGAAGACGGAACCCAGCGGACTTTGAACCAAGTCAGATTGCATGAAGTGTCTATAGTGGCTTTCCCGGCTTACAGCGCTACTGCCGGAACTGCTACAGTTCGTGGCTTAGATAAGATTTCCGAGCGTGCGAATGTTGATGCAGACCAGCTGGCAGATGCGTTGCTAAAAATCGAGTCCGGCGACAGCATTACACTTGAGGAGAAGTCTCTAATCTCAAAAGTGCTAGATACACTAGCCCCAGAGATTGAGTCAGAAGACGAGTTTGATGGTCAGGCGTGGCTTAACCTCAAGAAGAAAAAACTACAAACACTGATAGCGAAGGCATAATGAAAAACAGAGAGAATTATCGCAAGGCGATTCTAGACGCACTGGGCAACCCCAGCAGCGGCGTGTTCGTAGATTATATGGACACGATTCTAGATGCAGTTGTCGGTCTCGAAGCAAAAGCCGAATTGAAGCCAAATGCCAGAGACGGCGATGGTGACGGCTTGGTGCAGGATGGCACAGCTTACGAGAGACCGGCTAAAGAAACTCGCGTTATTGGAGTGCCGAACAAAAGGTAGCACAAGCGAGTTCGCCCGGCTAGGTTTTATTTCCTTTCTCCTAGCCGGGCTTTTCTATGCCCAAATGTAACAATCTGATAACACTGCCCCATAGGGGTTTTAGACCTGATTATATTAGAACTATCAACCAACGAAAGGGAATCAAATGACAAACCAAATTACGGAAAACCAAAACCAAATCCACATCGCCCGGGAAGCGCTACGAGTTGTAAACAACGAATTGAAAAGGTTACGGACAGAACTTCCTGAAATAATCGAATGGGACAAGTTCGAATTTCAACAGAACGAAATCCGTCAAAACGAAAACGCACAACATGGAATCATCGCCCGCATCCAAAGACTTGAAAACGAAGGTTCAAACTAATGAGCCGGGCAACAGTTCAAACTGCGGAATTTGAGTCCAAAATGATAGACCGAGTTATCGCGAAGGGTATGAACCCAAGGGATGCCCAAAATCTTTTGGAGGAATTGCTGCTCAGCCACGAAGGCGGGAACCTGATTCACGCCCTTCGCCACTGGAATTTTATAACCGCCGGGCAAGCAGAAATGATGATGAGCAATTGGTGGAAGGGAGACCCATGCGCCGCTGGATAGTTGAATATCGCTCGGGCGCTCACAGCTGGGAAGGCGCTAGCGAATTTATAGAATTTTGGGCGCTGACCCGAACTGGGGCTAGGGGGTTAGCAAAATCCGCACTCAAAAAGTTCAACGAGGATGACCGCGTCACTGTTTGGAAAATTACAGAAATGAAAGGCTGAAAATGTATAGGAATTTTGACGAAATAAAGGAAGACATATTTAGGCGACTTTCAGAATTTGAATCTGAGCCAGATGGAATGTTGGCAGAGGAAGCCGACAGCTTGGCTCCGGTTTACACTAACCAGATTATTTCTGACTGGCAACAAATGCCAAGTGAGTTTGACGACAGCTGGCGCGAGTATGGCTGGGATGAATTTTTAGAACAAGGCGGGATTATAGGTCTGATGCGAATTGACCTAGTCCACTACTACACAAGTTTGGCAACTCGCGCCTATGAAGAACTGACCGCACAGAGTCCTGATGAATAGCCCGGCGCGTATTCGTTACTGTGTTCACTTGGCTTGTGGCAAGCCTATTCTTTGTAGGCGATTATGTCAGACACACTATCGCCAGCTTAGAAGGGGAATCCCTCTGCCCGGTATCCCAAAACAATACCGGGAGAAAAATCTGTCTCGCTCGGAACTAGACAACTTCGACTATGAGGACTACTGGCGGTGGGTGAAAACCGAGCTGAAAATCCAAATGTAACAGTCTGGTGACACTGCCCCATAGGCATCTCCCGGGCAGTTATATTAGAACTATCAACCAACGAAAGGAAACCAAATGACAAAGACAATTTACGAAATCAAAACCGAACAACTGAAAGCCCAAGCTGTCCGGATACAGGAACAGCTGGATGCGCTCCGCGAAGTTTTTCACTCCGAAGGTCACATGATGTCTATTGACGAAGGGCTGCGAATCGGCAACCGAATCGGACAGCTGGAAATAGCACTGGATTACCCACTCGACAGGTAAGGTAAAAACGAGACCCCGGGTTCTTGGTTGCCCGGGGTTTCGCTCGTAGCTCCCTACTGTAAACTGTTAGCAGATTGAGCGTCACCGCCGTCTGTACTTAGGTTGAGCGTCACCGCCGCCGAAAACTAACTATTACAAGGAGACTAAAATGTCTGAGTTTATCAAAACCCAGCAAGAAGTCCGCGCAAACCTGACAGAGCAAATTCGCGATGTCATTGACTCGGCAGAAGCTGAGTCGCGTGGTCTTGATGCTATGGAGCTAGAAAAGATTGAAAGAATAGAAGTAGATATCCGTAGAGCTGACGAGGCTCTAGCTGTCGCTTCCAGAAACGAAGAGCGCAAGTCAGAGTTAGCAACAGCTTCTCAGGGATTTGTTCCAGCGATGGAAGACCGCTCCTCAACTCAAATTCTTAGGGACTTGGCTGCAACGCGCGGAGTTCACGAATTTGAAAAGCGTGCAACTTTGGTATCAAGCGCGAACACAGTGCCAAAGTCTTTCTATGATGAAGTGTTTGATGTTGCGAGGCTAGTAGGTCCTATGCTAGATGTGTCTGAAATGATAAACACAACTTCAGGCGAAGACCTAACCATCCCGACTCTAACCGCATACAGCACTGCAGCAATTACCGCAGCCGCCGGGACAGTCGCTAACAGCGAGCCTACCTATAGCTCAATTACCCTTGGAGCATATAAGTATGGCTTCTTGATTCAGGCGGCGAACGAGCTAGTGACAGATGCCGGGTTCAACTTGTCAGGTCACTTGGCACAGCAAGCAGGTAACGCTATCGGCTATGCAGTGAATTCTGCGCTGACTAACGGAACTGGAACTGTTCAGCCAAATGGTGTAGTAACTCAAGCTGGTTCTGGTGTCACAGGTGGCACTGGGGTTGCTGGTGGATTTACCGCAGATAACCTAATAGACCTTGCCTACACCAACCTAGACGGAGCCGTAAGGCGTCTGCCGGGAGTCGGCTACATGGCTGCTGGGGCAACTGTTGGTGCTATGAGGAAACTCAAAGACACCGCCGGGAATTACCTCTATCAAGTAGGCGTAGGACAGCCGGATGCATTTGCTGGGTTTGCAGTTATTGAGAACCCTCATGTCCCAGCTGTTGCAACTGGCGCTAAGTCAGTTCTGTTTGGTCACCTACCTTCTTACAAGGTTCGCATGGCTGGCGGTCTGCAGGTAGCGTCTTCTCAGGACTTCGCTTTCAACACCGATTTGACTACCTGGAGATTCCTCATCAGACTTGATGGAGCTCTTACTCACAGCGGTCACATTAACTACTTCAAGGGCGCTGCTAGCTAACCTGAAGTAAAACAAGAGAACCCGGTTATCTTTGGTTGATAGATAACCGGGTTTTCTTATGCCTGTATGACTGCCAGACTTTTTCAGACATTTCTACTATGCTGATGGTATGACGATCAACCAAAAGCTAGAAGGTCTTATATCCTTCGCTTCAAATAGCCCGGGAGTTCCAACCGGTTACGGACAGCAAGCTTCTTACCTAGTAAATAACATGGTGAAAAGCGGGCTGACTGTAGC